TTAATTACGTCGGAAACGACGACCCCTCTGCTACGCAAAGGATGGTTAAAAGAAAAGTGTAAGCTACAACACAGAATGTTGAGGCAAGCACCAATCAAGACCATGATCCCAGGAATAAACCAGGGACCTGCTAGTTTTCGGAAGCCCGAAGAGACGAGACACAGGCAAGAAGCCATATGTCGCGTTCTCAGAGGATCCCGCAGTCTGTAAGAATACGTATAGACCGCCATAAGTGCTAATCAAGCGCTTTTGCGGTTTCAACGTTATATATCTTATAGACCGTCCTTCGTGGCCTAAAGCCGAACGTGCCTCCTCGAAACCCTGATCTTTTGGGTTAAGAGTCAACATGTAAGGTTTAAACGGCTTCTCCTTGATTATCGGTGTTTCGCTCTCGGAAGAGATCAACACAGAATCACCAAAGGAAGCCGGTCCACGACATTTCTTCCAACTTGCTGGGATCCTCTTAACGAGGCCCTTCCAAATTGGTAGAAATCGACTATCACAGTACTGGTCAAGAGAAATACGACGCGAGTATAGCCGCAGCGAGTTTGCGATTTGCAAACACTGAGGTATACCGTTATCATTCTCTTGGTCTTTCCTAAGATAGAAAGGACGTACGGGGTGACCTTTAAAAAAGTCAGCACCGCAAGACTCGAAGAAGTTACCTGCCAGGTAACTCTTCTCGGTGTTCACTTCAAACCCTAGCGAGTTTAAAGTATCGATTAGAGGCTGAGCGTATTCATGAGGGACAATTAGATCGTCCCCATAAACACAAATCTCATGCCACTCCTCCTTTGGTACAACCGAACGAGCCATCGCTAGAAAGATAAGCGATTCAAGCTCGAAGGTATAACCATTACCCATACTTGAAAATTTCTCAAGTGGGTGCCAACGTCCTTCGACGAAGGTGTACGGAGATCGACAAACGTCTACTAAAGCAAACCAGTCAGTATCGAGTAAACTCTTCACTAACATAAAGGCTTTGCTATCACTAGCACGTTTTAAGTCGATAGTCGAATGGCCACGCATATAAGCAGTTCTTGCGAACTCCTGATTACGTGACTGATCGTCTAAATCGATTCCATTACGCTTCAAAATAGAACGGAATAAAGCGCCAACACCTAACTGCACAAAGCTGTTAAGTTTCGGTTCTTTACATATCCCGCGTCTAGTTTTTGCGTTTTTGAGAACATCGGTGTACTCGTTCCCCTTTACTATTAAGGCGTCTGCCTGGTGTTGCCACCAGTCAGGACCTAAAATAGATTTGTAAAAGGGGTAGAGCGATTCGGTCAAGGTAATCTGTTTTTCAAATTTACCTGACGCAGTTGTACCGAAGCCTGATTCAAAGGCTTGTGCACCGGGTCCGAACTTAAATTGTGATTCTACATACTTCAAACGCCCTCGAGTGAGGGGGCCGAGTATCTTCTGGAGTTCAATCTTAACCTCATGGAGGCCATGAACGAACTCTGTAGAACGCAACTTCCGATTCATTTCGGCACACGTCTTTTCCGATTCCCAGAAGGAATCAAGGGCAGCTTGACTTGTATCTATCCCAAGGGGTAGATTAGGTGACTTTTTCAAAAGACTACTAACTAAATAGTCGTCTTGGAAAGCCTGAAGAGACTCGTAATTTAACGGGTCAGACTCACGTCGTAAAACTTCATCCCATTGTTCGTATTTCAGAACAAGGTAAAGGGACAAAGCTAACGGCGAGTCTATTTCTTCACAAATTGCCATAGTAGTGGAGACTTCAACTTTTAAAGTCGAAGTAGTATCTATACGGGGTATAGGCACTGGCATTCCTTATCACAGTAAAGTGAGGTAGGGTGGTAGCGTAAAGATTACGCCAACCATGTCAAAACAATGATTATGGCACTTATAACAGCGCCAGCTTGGACAGGGACTAAGGGTACAACCTTTCGTAGGAAATCCACGATTGGTTTTCTGTACCCAGGGTCTCTAATAGGCAGCATCTAAGTCATCAACGTACGCTTTGGTAAGCGCGTTCTGAATTAGATCCTCAATCATTGAATTCAAGTCTTGTCGCTCAGTATCAGTCATGATATTGGGTAACACAAATTGAATTTTGACAAATGCGTTTCCAGCTACATAGGAAGCTGACGCGGCATCAAGTCTAACTAATGGCATATCTAATCGATGATTAACTTGATCAGATTTGCGACCAGATTTAGAACCTGATAACGATAAACTAGCAGAAACTCGTTCGGCACTAGTGCCGCTGTTGTCTCCGACAAATGTTGCTTTATCGCCTGTAATAGAACGAGGCTTTAGAACAACGATAGTTGTATCGTCACTGCGTGTTAAGGGTATTGTAGTTATTGCGGGCATAGATTGCTCTCTTTATTGCGATCGCTAGTATAGCGACCAAGGTTGTGCACGGAATTGTGCAGCCCGACTAGCGGGCCATTTGGCGTAATATAGCCAGTCCATCGACCATGTTTAACAAATTGGTAGACGGTTGGTAACGTAATGAATCCCATATACTGTAATTACAGTATCTGATATCTATTACGTCCCGCCGGAACGTTTCCACTTCAGTGGTTGCCGATTCAACTGGCAACCAATATTGTGTACGCGCTCCTCTTGATACTTTTCCCTTTGACTTTTCAGTCACAGTACCCACAAATGTTTCCACGTGGGTTAAAGCATCGAGTGCGGATAGTACGTCTCCTACGTTGAATATCCAGTCTGCGATCATGGATCCAGGGATAAGTTCCCATGCTAGCTCCAGAGGGTTACCAAAATCAATTGGTGTCTCGGGGTCTAGTACGATCCATACATTCGCTCGCTGTTCAACGGTGTAAAAACCAGTAGTTAACTGGTGATAGGTTCCCGTGTCATTAATCTCACGGGTACGGATGTCCTTGGCATACACCTTTTCATATATCTTGCCTCTACATTTATCTTGTAGGGCTAAATATGTCTGAAAAGCATCGTGTATAACAGGGCCTACTCCGAACCTAGCTCCAAGCCAGGCGGCAGGGATTGAGTCAAGCGTTAAAGCTCTTCTCTCCTTCCGCGACATACGGCGATACTTGGCGAACCAAGCATGACGCTCGTTATGTTTCCTTAGACCTTTAGGCATCCTCCCTCGTCTGATGCGCCTCACGGCGTTGACGATATATAGGGCGGCATTCCTTAATTGGTCTGCGGTCTGGCCTATCTCGGCTATACTCTCACCTAGATTTACGGTCTTCTTTTTGATCGCCAATGCGAGCTTCAAAGGAAGCATCGATGGCGGAAGA